GATGAAGTTGGTTCAGTTGCCCGTAGGGCATAACAACACTGTAGCCCGGTTCCAACGGGTTTCACGCGGCGTTAACTACGCATACTCGGGCTACCGCCCTGAGCGGCAATCCCGCCCCCTCATGGGGGGCTTCATCGTGCTCTGTATCACGGTGGCGCTCTTCGCCATCGCAATCAAGATTTGATCCCCTGAGAAGGATCGAAACCTGGCCCGGCAGTTTCCGGGATACACGTGTAATTTAGGAAACCTCATCATGAAGAAGACTCTCATCGCAATGGCCCTCGCAGCTCTGTCCGCATCTTCGTTCGCCCTGGACATCGGAGTCGGCGTTGCCGGCGCCAACGGTACGAGCGCAACCAGCGGCGGCGCGGTGTCGGGTGGTCAGCAAAGCTCGGCCTTCATCGGTATCTCGGGCGGCACCCAAACCGCTTCGAGCACCGGCGGTGCGCAGAACATCACCACGGTGAACTCGGAAGGCGGCAATACCCTGTCGCTCCACGAGGACACGGCCACCTCCAGCCAAACGGGCGGTTCGTTGGGCCTGGCTCAGCAAAGCGGTGCTTCCTTCGGCGGCTCGACCTCCAGCGCCTCGGGCAGCTTCGGCCTCCTGAAGGGCTTCGTCTTCGTCAACCCCTAATCCGGGGGCCTGAAGGCACCTAGCCCCGCCGTGCTACAAGCCTGGCGGGGCTTTTCTTTTTCAATCACAGAGGAACCAATGAAACATACCCTTATCGCCCTGGCGCTGTTCGCCGCCTTCGGGGCCTCGGCACAGGAATCGACTTCGCAATCTGGCTCCCAGTCAGGTTCTACATCAAACTCGGGGGCAGGGGCCGTAGCAGTTGGAAATACCAACGAAGCCACGGCTCAGTCGCAATCCGGCTCGCAGTCGGGGGCGACCGCCTCAACCCAGTCGGGAGCCCTCGGCAACGTGGTGGTGATCGATCAGTCCGGTCCCACTTCGCAAACGGTCAACGCGAACTCCACCTCCAATTACACGGGGAAGATCGAAAATGTCCAAAGCGGAACGTCCACCTCCAACGTCAACTACCATCACTCCGGGTCGCAGACCGTCAAGAACGTACCGGGTATCGCAATGTCCGGTCCCGCAAGCGGCCCCTGTACGGGCGTCAGCGGTGGACTGGGACTCGCTGGTCCAGGCTGGGGAGTGGGCCTTAACGGGGCCAGTGTCGAGCCCTCCTGCGTCGTCCGTGAAAACGTCCGAGTCATCGGCATGGCCATGCAATCCCTTGACGGGGCGGCCCATCCTCAAGAGAAGGGTGAGCTGATGATCCTGATGATGGACGCAGTTCGGGGCCTCGGCGCCATGAACCAAGCGATCATCTCCAAGGAAGTGAAGGCTCCGAAATGACCAAAGATGATCTGACGTTTGGGGGTAGGGCCGTGGGCCTTACCTTCAATCCTGGGAGCAACCCCACGGTCAACGCTATCAAGGGTCAGTTTGCGGACGTCATCGACAACCTCAATGACCTGCGTACCGAAAGCACCGACCAGGAAGAGAAGCGCATGCTCTCGATCGCAATCACCGAGGCTCAGACCGCTCAGATGTGGGCGGTCAAGGCCGTAACCTGGAACACCAAATGAAATACCTGGCCCTTGCGGGCCTCCTGGTTGCTACCTGCTCCTACGCGGGCGGTGGCTTCCAGGATGAGCCTACGTGCTACTCGTGGAACGGCGGGCATAAGTCCGCAGGTTCCTTCAGCAAGTGTAACGCGGAGCTTCATGCGCACATCAAGCCCCATGTTCCTGCTCCTACACCGGTGGCGCAAGCGGCCCCGGTTCAGGCCCCACCGATCATGATGCCGGTGTGCCAAAACCCGCCCCCTGCCTCAGTTCCACTGAAGCCGAAGGCGAAGCCCAAGCATCGGCCTAAGCCGACGCATAAGTGCTAGTACGTGTAGGGGCACTCGTAGCGATAGTGCCGCCGTGAGACATACCCGCTACTGTATTCACAGTAGCGGGTGCCCCTCTCTACCCAATGCCGACGCAGATGGACCCGGTTCTGATATTCAGGCCGGGTTTCTATCGTCACGGCCGGGATGGTGATCTGTAGATCGCTGTCCCCGGGCAGGCCGACTCTGGTTGAGCATCCGGCCAAGAAAACCATCATCGCAAGTACAAAGTACTTCATACACACCTCCTTAGGTGATGAGAATTGCCCGTTTCCGGGGCTTGACCGTGTAGCCTAACACGGTGTCTGGGGCCTCCGTCATGATGGCGTTGGCTATGGCGGGGGTAGCAACTACGGTAACAGTGGCGCTCAGGGTATCGTCGGCCTCTGTGACGGCGAGGGTAGCGATAGCCGGGCTGAATACCTGCGCAGAGGCGGAAAGGGTATCCGCAGCCTCCGTTAGAAGGGCCGTGGCCCCCGCTATCGCCCGAACGGTTCCAGCGGCGGTATCCCCTGCCTCGATAAGGTTAGCAGTACCTATCCGTGGGTTGACCGAGGTGGCAGCTACGGTGTCGGGGGACTCTACCAGGTTGGCCGTGGCCCCCGCGATAGACTTGACCGTAGAGGACAGACTGTCGTTGGCCTCCGTCAGTACAGCGCTGGCGTTCCGGGGGGCAAACCCCAACGTGGCGGTGGAGGATACGGTGTCGTTGGCCTCCGTCAGTACCGCGAAGGCATTGGCCCCTGGGAAGGTCTGGGCAGCTGTAGCAGACAGGGTATCGGGGGCCTCCGTCATCACGGCGTTGGCCGTAATGATCGGGAAGAACGCAGTAGCCGTACTGGATACTGAGTCATTGGCCTCCGTCATGGAGGCACTAGCAGCCCTGCTTACGGTGGCCGTGGAGACAACGGTGTCGTTGGCCTCCGTCACGGTCAGGGTAGCACCAGCTATCGCATCGACGTCAGCAGCTACGGTATCCGCTGCTTCGGTCACGGCCAGGGTAGCAGTCCTGACCGGGAAGGGAACAACTACAGCCGTAGAGGACAGGCTATCATTGGCCTCCGTCAGAGCCGCGTTAGCAACCCTGTCCACGAAGGGGACCACTACAGCCGTGGATGAGATGGTGTCCGCCGCCTCTGTTACGGCCAGCGTACCGATGGAAGTGCCGACAACACTAGCAGCGGTGTTGAACCCGTCGATCCGCGCCGACTGGATCATAGCCCCTATCGCGGCATTGCTTACCCAGAGCCGGTAAATAGCCTTGACGTTATTGATACCCGCATTAACGGGCAGCGTGTTCGTAGCAACAGAGAACCTTACAACCCAATCCGCCTCTATGGGTGGATTAGATGCGGTGGTGGGGGCCGACTCCCAGTAAGTTGTTCCAGCGGTTTCCCGAGTACGCAACCACCTGTAGGTATCTTGCTTACTGTAATAGCCAGTGTCTATCAGAGCAAGCTGTCCCCAAGCCCCATTAGTGAACTTAATGGCCGCAACGTCGCCATTAGAGTAGATGGTCCAGTCAATACGGTTATCACCTGGCGACTCGACAGCAAGCGAGAACTCACCACCCCCTACGTCAGCAGTCCACCTGGGGGGTCGAACAATCTTGTAATAGACCGCGCTGTCTTTGAGTGAGAAATTCTCTACAGAAATGAGGGAGGCATGGGTGCCATTAACCGTTGACGTGACCGTGAACTCGCCATACCCATTGTTAAAGACAGTAGTGCCGTTGAGTACGTTTGTAGCGTCCCACTTAGCCGGATTTACTGGGGCCTCGAAATCCTCAATCAGCGTGCTGATCTTGGGGATGCTAACTACATCAGTCTGGGCCTCGATGGAGTCCCCTGCCTCGGTCACGGCCAGGGTAGCAGTCCTGACCGGGAACGGGACCACCACTGCGGTAGCCGAGACTGTATCCGCCGCCTCCGTCATGGTGGACGTAGCGGTGCGCGGCGGGGTGAACACCGTAGCCGTGGACGAGACTGTATCTGACCCCTCCGTGAGGTTGGCCGTACCTATGGCCGCGCCGGGGACATACTTCTGGATGACGTATGGGGAACGGAGCTTTGAATTGAACGAGTTGATCCACATCGTGGGACCGTAGGAGGTGGCTGCCCCCTGCGATCCTGCGCCCCACACCTCCACCACCAAGATGTCGCCATCCTGGGCTGTAACCGAAGCCCCAGTGAATATTTGGTTATGCTTAGGGTCAGCGTTTATGTACCACTCTTCCCCCACCGGCCCCGTAGCATTGAAGATGTAACCAACTACGGTATTGTTACTGGGCCTCCACACGTACAGTACGGGCCACCAGAATATGTTGGCGCTAGCGTTCGTCTCACCTACGGATAGCTCCCACCCCCAGGCCTGTACGGGGATGGTCTGAGCAGCCAACGGACCTGTTGAGAACCGACCATAGAACCCAGACTGGGGATTCGTATTGGCTAGTGTACTGACGGTGCGAGGTAGCTGGTTAGTGTCGTTAGGTGGAGTAGTCATCTCCAACACTAACTCACCCGCAGCCGCGCTAGCAGTCTGGGCCAACGGCAGGTTACTAGCCTTGGTCCCCGCCGTGGGGGTGACCGTAGCTGTAGCCGAGGTGACCCACAAGTCTGTCTGCGGCTTGAATAGGATCGTGTAGGGCGAGGCTATGAACGAAGCCTTGTCCGTTAGTCTCCAGGTCTGTAGGTGAGCCGACGCGCTAGGCGTACCACTCATCCAGGCCTCGACTACAAGCAGATCACCTTCTTCGCAGGTAACTGACGCGCCCGCGAAGTTACGTGTGGCCGTAGCAGGGGTGGCGGCTATCTCCGAGCCGGCAGGGGCCGAAGCATTAAAGATGTAGCCTACTACCGTATTGTTACTGGGCCGCCATACGTACATGACGGGCCAGATGAACGTATTGGCCTGGGAGGCACCCTCCCCGACGATCACCGCCCAGTTCCAGTTCTGGGCGGGGAAAGTCTGAGCAGCTAGTGGTAGGCTGCTGAACCTGCCGAAGTAGTAGGATTGGTTCTCAGCTACTCCGCTGGCGTTAACCGTGCGGTTAACTACGTTGCCCGAGCCACCATACCAGGTGGTTAAATTGCCCTCAACCTCGCTTCCGCTAGCAACCCTGTTAACCGCCTTCGGCAGGCTGGATGCCTTCGTCCCCGCCGAAGGCGTGACAAAGCATTGGTCCGCAACGCAGTAGAGATTGGTGGCCACACGGCCCTATCAGGCTTGATTGCCGGCGGTGACCGAGAAGGTGTTAACCGTAACGGTCTGGCCGATGGCGATGGTAGCGTTGTCGAAGGACATGTCCCCCGTACCTTGGCCGCAAGAGCCCTGTACGTGACCCGCCTGCGTGTCGCCGCCGGCAGTGGGGCCTATACGGAAGAATGACGCAGTCCCCGCACCAACGGCGGTAACTGACCACGTACCCACCTTGTCCACCTTCAGGTTGGGAGCCACGCCAGAGGGGGCACCCAACCAGTCCGCAGGCAGCGCGATAGCCGCCAGAAGAACAGGGCCGCTAATCACGGTTCCGATAGCTGGTTCAGTACCTGAGAAGATTCTCAGGGTAGGAGAGGCGGTGGCGTTCGCCTCGATGGCGTTCAGCCGACCGGTGTTGACCGCGATGCTGTACTTGAGTGTCATGGTAGTTCCTTAAAATTGAAGGCTCAGGCCGAGTTCTAACGCAACCCCTGAAGTGGCCGTGACCTTCATCCACACCCAGTTATTCGCCGGGACGTTGGGGTTGTTAAACGTGGTGATCGTATTGTTCGCCAGGGAGGTGGTGTTGGTAGGAGCCGTGATCACCGACGTACCTGCGGAGTTACGGGAGGCAGCGTACAGCACCTGCCACGTCACGCCTGGGGTAGTCCCCCTCACCACCGCATTGATCTGGGTAATGGTAAGCGCCGCCCTGGCGTAGAACATTGTCACCTCGTCGCCAGTGATGGGCAACTGAAGGGACATAGACTTGGGGCCCATGGGGCCGGCAACGCCGGGGGGACCAGCATTGGCCCCACCCTGGGTGTCGTAGGCACCGCCCGTATCCCACGTACCAGCGATGGTGCCGGGGAAGTAGTTGAGGCCGCTGTTCTCAGTGTTGATATAGCCGAACTGATAGGCATAGAACCTCTTGCCCGTAACCAGCTCACGGCCGGTGTAGTCCGTATCGTAGTTGTATATGACCCCCTCGTTGCCCGCATCTGCGAAGGCCCCGGTGAAGGTTATGGCGTTAGGTATGGTGACTTCGCTGATGCCGCCCTCGATGACCGACCCGCTGCCCCATACCGACATGTGATTCTTCGCCCCGCCGCTAATGGTGTAGGGGGAGTAGTTGTATACGATCCCACCAGAGGTGGAAAACAGTTGGGAGTTGGCTACAGAGCCCAGGTCCATGCCTGTACCAATGGTAACGGTAGCCCCATGGGAGGACATAACTCCGTTACCCTGGCCATCGCCACCCACCTTGAAGCTCTCCACCTGTACGCTGGCCCCGGCGTCGGCATAGAAGGCTGCGTCAACGGGGACACCCAATACCCCCTTGACCACCGAGGTAAGACTGGCGCCATTACCCCTGAAGATGACTGGCGGTCCAGGTATGTACCCGACAGCCTGGATGGGGGCGAGCGTGCCCGACCCCAGATGGATAATGATTTGAGCCCCATCGCTGGGGATGTATCTCTTGGCTTCCTCATAGGCTCGGGTGCCGGTAGAGAAGGCATGGGCATCTGTATTCACGTACCCATCGTTAGCATCGCTGCCGCCTGAGCGGACGTACAGGTTAAGGTCTTCGGTGATACTAATGACAGCACCGTTGTAGCCCGAAGCAAGTGCTATGATCGGGAGAATCACCTCGTCCGCATGGTCTTCTAGTGCTGTTGCTTCTGACATATAAACTCCTAGGACCGCCCCGATTTTACCCCTACCTACCCCCTTACCCCCTCGAAAATAATCGCTGCACGGGCCTGCATTAGGGCTTGGTTTTGCTGTAACGGGGCCTATTTCCCCCGTAACGCTTTGGAAAGCCTCTTAGCCTTGCTTTTCTTCTCCCTTTCAGGCTCCCACCCGGTCTGACGCATCGTGCCGTACACGTATGCGTCCTTCCGGTCGCCCTTCAGACCGTGCTTAGCTGCCTGCTTGGCCAGCTTATCGTGAAGGGCCTTGGGCATTACCGATACCTACACCGAGGGGGGATGCGGACGCAGGGGTGCCGGCGGGCATCGCGGCGCCATTCCTCACAGGACATCGGGCGATCCCAGCCGGGGCCGCGCCAATCGCGGGGACCCTGGTCAGGCCGAGGGGGTCCAGGTTGGGCCATAGCCGCCGAAGCAGCCAGGGCCAAGAGAGCGAGAATGTACTTCATTGAGGCATACCTCCACGTAGAGCTTGAGACATCATTGCTGGCGGGGGCATACCCCCACCTCCGGGTGGTGGCATTCCACCTCCACCGGGGGGCGCCACACCCCCTGGTGGAGGACCGCCGCCCATACCAGGAGGGCCACCACCTCCAGGAGGCATACCAGGGGGGCCACCAGGCGGCGGCATAGGCTGACCATCAGGTCCTATCCCAAGTTGCTGGAGCATTTCCAGCGCACTCGGGTCACCCTGCTGCGCCCTCTGTAGGAGGCCCGACAGGCCCATCGGCATTCCTTGATCTGGCATTTTGTTGCTCCTGTACTTGTTTAGAGATACTGTTCATGAGAGGGGCCACCTCTCCCCACGGACGCTGGGCCAATACCTTGAACAGGTAGTCCATTTCTTTGTCGTCAAAGTTTAGGGTCATGTTAGAACTTGATGATCTTGTTAACGACAGCGGACGGCTGCATGGTGTTATGGGCAGCGCTCCCACCGGAAGCCTGTGTGCCGTTGATGCCCGTGTAGCGGTTATCGGATGCGAAAGTACCCGACCAGGAGTGCGTGTGGTTGGCCGATATACCGCCGGACCACCCTTCGTGACTGTGGGCACCGCCGCCCGTGGTAGCAAACTGCGTAATGCCCAAGTTCTTCAAGTCACCACCGGAGGCGCTACCGCCAGTGATGTACTTCATGTCATAGACGTGTTCGTGACCGCCGCCCCCGACCGAAACATAGTGCTGGTGGTCGTTACTGACGGTCCCGGTATTACCAGAGACAGCCACCAAGTGCGCGTGAATCTGATCTACGATGCCGTGACTATGGGAGGGGAGAGTGCCGTTGTCCAACACGGTAGCTTCCTCACCGCCTATGTTGCCTATCGTAGCCCCCGGCCCCGATACAGCGGTGCCCCCAGAACCAACGGCGACTCGACGGCGCAAGTCGGGTAGGTGGAAGGTGGTGGAGCCATCGCCCCCGCCCCAAGTTCCGCCTAGCACTGCGAACAACGCTGCGTAGGTGGTACGCGATACCGTCTGACCGTTACACACCAGATAGCCAGAGGGTGGCGTTACACCGGCGAAGTCGAGAATGGTACCAGTGGGTACTTCGGCAATAGCAGTGCCGTTCCTAGCTATACCCCCAATCACATCCATACCGGTAGTTGACCACTTCGCTACCGCAGCGCCGTTAATGGCCAACCCCATAATGTTCTGCTCTTGGCGGTACAACCCCATACCCAACTCGGAGTTGAAGGTCATGGCGGGGGCCACAACCGTACCATCCACCAACTTCCAGGGAGCCAGTGGACCCAGGAGGCCATCCCTGGTGAAGACGTTGTTAAGCTGCTGGGCTATATCCTCCATCGTAGGATTGGCCCACTCCACGTCAATGACCGTGCCCCCCGCTACGGGGTTGCCTTCGGGCAGGGTATAGTTACCGGATAGATCACGGGGCATTTTCTTCTCCAATCTCTTTACCAGCAACCGCACCTGCTACAGTAGCGGGCCTCAGTGTCTTGTACAGGGCCTTCTCCCAGGCCTCAAGAGCCGCGCCCCTAGCCTGCTTAGCACCCATTATCTCCACCCACTTCTTCGGGTCAGCCACGGCCTGGTCCACCGCCTTCCTAGTCAGATGATCCCTAACCTTGAGGGCCGCGTGTAAGGGGGCTGTCTTGCCCGCAGATAGGAACGCGGCGACAGCAGCCCCCAGTGGGTTATCCGTAGCCACCTGTAGCAGGTTCTTCTTGATATCCGTATGGGCACCCTCGGCGTTCTTGTAGAGGTTAGCCCTGCGTACCTCATCTGAGAGCTTCGCCCCCTGCTCCACCACGTCACTATCCAGGCCCTTAGCGGTGAGCGACTTGTTGAGGGACAGCTCGTTGATGTCCTTGAGCTTACGCCCCTGGTCTAGGTACTCCCCGCGCAGGGACTTGGAGGCCTGAGCAGCCGTCGCCTTATCCCTGATGGCCCCCGCCCCTTCCTCGGCGGCAGAGGCGATGAACTTGCTACGCTCGTTAGCTGCTTCCATGAGGACATTCCTGACGGAGTCAAACTCCGGTCCCTTGGGCAGGTTCTTCCGCAGCTCAGTGAGAATGAGGGTGGAGGAATTGGGATCGTTAATGGCGTTCTGAGCGCGGTTAATGGCCCCCTGTACGTGGGTGTTCCCGATGACCTCGTCAGTGGTCTTGAGCGACTCAAGGCCAGCCACCACACCTGCCTTCCTCTCCTTGCCGAGGGGCATCTTGCGCAGTCTCTCCACGCCTTCACTTGCTACGGTGTCGGCTTCCCTGGTCAGGTCGTCCAGCTTATCCCCGCCCGCCGTTATCTTGGTGAGGGCGCTAGACTTAGCCGCAGCTTGCTTAGCGCGCAGGTCGCTCAGGTCCACCAGACCACGGCCAGGAATGCCGGCCTCCAGGCCAGCTACCTTGACGTTACCCGTAAGGCCTGCGGTGGTCTGGGGAAGCATACTGTCGCCCGACGCCAGGCCCTTCCTGGCCAGGTCCGTAACCTCATCAGCCTGACTCCCCATATGCTTAGTGAGCCTACCCGCAGCGGACCTACCTGGCATCGCGAAGTCACCAACTGCGTTGGCGCCCTTTCTAGCCCAGTTTACAGCATGGGGGAGGGCACGACCAGCCGCCGCGCCGCCGCCGCCCCAGGCTGCTGCCTCACCCTTGTTATCTGCGGCGGTAAGGGCTCCCCAACCAGCTTGGCTAGCAATGTCTACAGCAGCAGGAAGGTACTTGCCTGCTTTAACAACGTTGCCTAGCCCTCCTGCGGCCGCGCCCTGTAGCAGATCGCCCCCGACCTCACCTACAGTAGAGAGGGCACCGGTGTTCTTCACGAAGTCCTTGCCCCGCTCCACGTTCTGTACGTTCTCGGGGTCAACTTCCCAGTTCTTACCTGTGACCTTGTTGGCGGCCCACTTGACCGACTTCTCCAAGCCCAGGGCCGACTTGTCCAGGGAGTGCTTCAGTCCCCCGCCCAGTTCCTCGTACCAGCTAGGAGCCTGAGTGGGGTCCGAGCCTTGTAGCCTATAGGCCTGGGCAGGTTGGGGCAAGGCGGCGGGGGGAGCTACAGCACCAGCTCTTGGGGGCGGCGGCTCCGCAGGAGTCTCCTGGATCCACTTGTATATATCCCGAGCGCCCGCAGTATCCCCTGCCTTGTCGGCCTTGTCCAGCATCTCATAGAGTTCTTCTCTATTTCGGGCCATACTTAGCATCCAGTGCGGACTTGCGGTCCTTGGGGACACCTAACACTGCGCGCTCAGCGGGGGCGACAGGGGCTGCGGGCTGACCCGCGCCCGCTACGGCACCAGGGGTCACCTTACCAGCGGCAGATCGACTAGCAGGAGCCGCCCTAGGCGTGAGCGGAGTGAGCTCGTAGTCTGGTACAATCACAGGCTGGCGCCCCTCGGCGTCGGCATAGGTATTGTAGTCAGCGGCCTTCCGCTGAGCCTGCTCAAAACCCTTGCGTGCCAGGAACCTAACTGTCTCCAGGGCCTCCATACGGACGCTCACCGGCAGGGTAGAGTTGGCTATCTCGCCTACTGCCTGCTTGTAGTCCTTCACGTCCTGATTAGACGTGGAGCCGGAGAACTTGGGCACGTTCCCGAGCATGGTGCCCTCCAGGGCCTTGAGTCTAGCTGACGCCTTAGCACCTGGTAGTCCGATGCCTACAGTGCCTAGTACCGCATCCACGCCAGTGCCCACTGCTGACCCGGTGGCCCCGGGCAGTATCTCCGCCATTTCCTTCAGCGTATCCTCGCGGACAATGGAGCTATCCACCTCACGACCTACGCCCTGGCGCTCTTTAGCCTGGGCACTGTTCTCCGTGCCCTTCTTCTCACCAGATCGGTTCGCAGCCAGTTCCCTACGGAGTTGGGCATCCGCCCTATCACGTTCCTTCTTGTACTCGATGTCCCGTTCCTTGTCCTGGGAGCGAGCCAGGTCCTGCCGGGCCAAGTCGTTGCTATGGCGCTCAGCTTCCTCGCGCCGACGCTCGATGTCATCCTTCTGCTTCCGCTGGGCCTCCACCTGGAGGTCCTCACGCTGGATTTCAGACTGGGCGCTGTTCAGGTAGGCCGTGGCGGTCTTCTCCATGCCCGGTATCTCCATCATCTCAGCGTACTTCTTGAACACTTCAGCGCGCTGTAGTGGCTTGGCCGGGGAGGTCTCATATGTCTCCATCTTCTCCCGGCCACCCAGGCCAGAAATCTTCTGCCCATACTGGGCCTCGACGGCCTGGGGCAGATTGGACATGACACCCTTGCGAGCTTCAGCGATCTGCCTGGTGGAGGCGTCCTCAGCTTCCTGAGCCTTGCCCTCCATGTAGCCCGAGGCCGCGCCGCTGGCGATGGTTCCCAGGTGTTGAGACCATGAAGGGGCGACGTAGTGGCCGCTCACCATTTGACCCTGGGGTCCAGCTACCTCAGCCTTCTTACGCAAGGCGTCTGCTAGCAGGCGCTGGCGCTTAGCACTGACCTGCCCGTAGTCCGAAGGCGGTACAACTGCTAGCTCTGGTTGAGGATCGAAAATGGGCATATTACCCCCCTTGACCTTGGAGGTATCCGTAGCCAGCCGCGCTAGCCGCTGGAGCAAGTTGCTGACCCAGGGATGGCGGGACGAAGTGGCCCCCTACCATTTGACCCTGTGGAGTCTGCTGAGCCCCCTGGCGCAGGATACCAGACATCATCTTAGCCCTCGCTTGCGAAGAGGGGTCCATAGCGTTGGGTGTGGCCATGGGGTTAGCATGGGGGTCGCCCATATCCATATTACCAGTCTGAGGAAACATGCTACCACCTCGTTTCTTCGTTGACGTCACGCCGCCATTCGGCTAGAATGTCGGACACCTTGATACGCTGCTCGTGGGGCAAGTTGCGGATACGCGCCGCATTGTCCCGTAGGTAAGCTGTACAGTCCCAGCAATCCCGCGAGGTCAGCTCTGTGCTGTAATACGCAGGGACTAGATCGGGGCAATTGACCTTGACGTAGTGGGCCACCTGACCCCTCGTCCAATCGTAGATGGGGAACCGATAAGTGATCGGACCCTCCACGTGCCCATCCTTTATGGGGGACTTGAGCAGGTCGTCCCGACGCTGGCCCCGGAACACCTCGGTGGCGCCCATCCGAATCATCGTATCCATCATGGGGTACCAGAAGCCCCTGGCGCAGCACTCGAAGGCGGACTGGTATTTGACCGGGGTATCCTCGATCATATTGCCCAGGCCGGTGTAGCGCATGGGCACCACGTCAACAGGGTGCCCGTACTCCTTCAGATCGCGGTCGCTCATGATGGTCATGAACGGGATATGGGGGTGCCTATCGGCCACCATCTTGAGATAGGCGTCCCGCTCAGGGTAGGACCCGTCAGTGCTGACCGTGACCACGTGAAGGCCGCGCTCGTTCTTCAGCAACTCCAGGCAGGCCAGGGAGTCGATACCACCGGAGAATTGAAGTACTTTCATAGGAACACCATTGCGGCCGTGCCGGCCAAAGAGGCTATACCTGACATCGTGTTCGACTTGCCCTGGTTCTTCGCGTTGGTGGCGCCAACGTTGGCCTGGTACTGCTTATCGGCAGCACCTAGGTAGTCCACCCCCTGCTGATCGGTGGCCCCGGCGAACTGGCCGAAGGCAGGGCCATTACCCTGGGGCACGCTACTGAGGGCCGTCAGTTCGTCTATGGACTGATTCCTCAGCCCGACGCGCTCGTTCAGGCCCGCAGCCCTAGCATCCGCATCGGCCTTTATCATCGAGCCCTGCTCCCCGAACTGCTGACCGCGGAGACCCATAGCGAACTTCTCGGCGTCACTACGCTGACCGAAATTGGACTGGTTCTGGGCCAGCCCACGCTGGAACTGGTTGCCGTATTCCGTGGTGCCGGCTAGAAGCGACTTGAGCTGCGCATCCGTATCGGCTTGTCCCTGACGTAGCATAGCCCTCTGGAACGCAGGGGAGTCTTCGGTGAGTCCTTGCGACTTGAGTCGCTGTATTTCGGAGTTGCGCGCAAGGTCCCTTTGGGACGAAAGAAGACCATAGGTAGCGTCCTGGATTTCCTTTGAATTCCCAGTCGGGTCCATCTGGAACTGACCAGCCCCCGCCCTCAGCCCCTCGGCGTCCACGCCCTGAAGCTGAGACGTATCGTAATCGCCCACCTCCCGCAGACCCTCGGTGGTCAGCGGCTGACCCAGAGCGTCAGTAGCCCGACCCTGAGCCCCCGAGACAAGGGCGTTGCCCGCGTCAAGCTGTTGCTGACCAGCCGCCCCTAGGGTCTGGGTCTGTACCGGGCGACCTTCCGCGTCAGTGGTCCAGGTGGAGGTATTACCATGGATGTCCACCTGGTTAGGGCGGTTTTGCATCGTGGTGGCTGTAGCCGCCTCGTTAGCAGAGGTGGCAGTCTTCTCCGCCAGCGGAGTGTAATCAGGCGCTGGTGGCGGCTTCGACTTTTTGCCCATGGCTTCTCCTATGGAGGTAGCGGCACTCCCCACGCTGCATAGTCATAATGACCAGCGCGCCATCGGGGTGGGCACCATCAAGAATTGAATCGACCTTAAAACCAATATGACTATTGAACCGTAGAGCCTGATCATTTGCTGAAGGCACCAGACCAATAAGCATACGAACTTTACACACCTCAAAAGGATAGTGGAATACAGCATAGAGCATTTCCTTGGTGAGCCAGTTGCCCTCCCCGGCAGAATGCATCATCATACTCGCACCGTTGAAGTGATCGTAGCCGACCACCCCCATCAGCTTGTCGTTCAGGAAGTTGCCTATACACCGGAAATGAGGCGTACCCACGTATCCAATCTTGGCTTCCAGCCATTTGGACAGAATGAGTTGGCCTTCGGTGATGATCAAAATAGACCCCATCCACCAGTGATAGAGTAGTCAGTGGCCACCCACAGTACTTCTCCTTCAGTCTTCATAACCATTAGCAGCGAGGCGGCTACACCCATGCCATTCGCCTGTATCCACTGCTTCTGAACCGTATCCCCGCCGCCCCATAGGGATTCATTCCAAGTACCGATGCCCCACAGGGAATTACCACTGACCGGAAGCGGGCCGGGTATGGTAAGCAACTCTGGCTTGAAGTCGTACCGTATAGTGGAGTGGAACGAGGCCGGGTCCGTCACTACGAACACAGGCCTATACATGCCCACCTGCTTCTGTACGGCGCGGGCACCCATGTAGGAGTAGGCCTGCTGGACCCGACTTACGATGCCCTGTCCACCACCCCCGTCGAGCCTAACCGCATCTGAATTACCCACCCAGGCCTGGTACACCTTGCCCTCAAAGTTCCCGAACATAGGTGTGGAGCCGAAGAATCCCCAGCAGGATGCGTCCATGCCTACAAACTCAGTCCAGGCATTGGTGATCTGGTTAGCCGCCAGTTGTATGTTACCGCCCACCGTGACCGAGGGCACGTTGAGGATAAGCATGTTGTCCTTCGGGTAGTACTTCAAGTCCCATCCGTAGGCCACTGAGAAGGTGGACACCAACTCAGACAAGAGAAACTGAATCTTGTCCGTTTTGACCTTACCTGGTGCCTCCGATACCTTGGTGGATGTCAGGACAGCAGTCATAGAGACTAGGCCCTGCTGGGTAAGGATGAACTGGTCCCCGCCCGCCTTACAGAAGGCGCGGCGACCCGACACTGGAGCACCGATGTAGTACACACCAGTGAGCTTCCAGTTCATGTCATCCTCAGGGTCAATACCCTCGTACACCACCACCTCTCCCCGAGAGGAACAGGCTATGAGGTGGTCCGTTGCTCCCGAGCCATCATCAAGTGTCCAGGTCGTTAAGAACTGTAGGAAACCACCACGCGAAAACAACGGACCAAAATCGTACTTAATGAACGCACCTTGGACAGCATCCGGGGGGAGGAACCAGCCGTTAGCAGTGTTCTTCTCCACCACCCAAAGACGGTGTTGGTGTACGCAGGGACATACGGCGTCCTTGGGACTGATATTCTTCCAAGTATTGGCTACAATGCCGTCGCCCAGAGTTATACGCGCACCCGTTACATTGTAGATAATGCCGTCGTCAATGCCGTTCAGGGCTATGAGGTGACTACCCGCTGCGTTCACGAGGTTAGTGTAGTCCCAGACCGAGTTGGTGAGCCCACTAATGGGCGTGATAACAGCAGAGCCTGGCGAGGTTATGTCGTACACGTTACCGCCGGACCATGCGAACAGTTTCTGAGTCCCGGTACGGTCAGCCCAAGGGGCTATGGTGTCTACGCTGGAGGGCATATCAATAGCCCACTCCCTGAAACCCTTCCGCACGGTACAGCCGTAGGGTTGGGGCCACCAATTCTGCATCAGCACCGCGTCGGTCTCAGGCATAGCAACAAGCGAGTCCTTGGCGTTGATGCCCCCTACGGGTGCAGCAACGCTCTCTGGCTTGTTGATAGCCTCTAAGGCGACGGGCATGAAGGGGATCATTTGACGTCCCAATTCCCGTCAGGAACCGACCAGGGGCCGAGGTACTCACTGGTGTAGCGAGGGCTCAGGGAGAGAATCTTGGCCCCGGTATCCTTGCCGGTGAGCGAAGTGAAGACGCGCATGAAGTCGCCCTGGACACCCCCTGTGGGGAATCCCTTGAGCTCGTAGAACTTCAGCTTGATGAGCTTGATCATGAGCCAGGGATTGAACATGATAACGTCCGAGTCCTGGTTCACCATGTCCTTGACCTGCTCCGTATTTGTACGGACCCAGTTCTTGACGACATACTCCATCGCCATGTTCTGATTGGGGGAGCCGGGCACCGGCCACAGCTTGAACTTCCCATCGGCCACGCGGAAGCGCTGGCGAGGGAGTGCGGCCACGAGGGAGCCCTTCAGCCATGCCCATTCCTGGGGCGACTTCGGGCCCAGCAAGGGCCAGCGATTGGTTCGGTCCCACTGCGTCTGGTCGTGGAAGTAGGACCAGTCGGCAGGCAGGGGATAGTCTTCCTGACCGGGGACGGTACTCCAGACCCACTCCTTGGAGAATTGGGCCCACGGATACCACACCACCAGCTCGTTGCCTGCTGCGTTCATCAGGGACAGTAACTGGACCGACTGTATGTCTTCGATGCCCACAATCGTGGCAGGCCGGGGCAACCCAAGTTCTCCGGCGACTTGTTTCAGAATATCTACAGCGGCCCAGTATTCAGCCATATCTTACCCCTTGCCAGGTGCCGCCACCTTTTGAGCAGCCTGGTTCGCCTTATCGCGGGCCACCAGGGCGTTAACCGTTTCCTGAAGCTGACTGATCTCGTCGTCACGCTTCTTGAGCTCGGCCTCCATCTTCATCAGAGGCGCGTTCTCCTTGGCCAGATTCAGGTACTGAGCCGCCCGCTGCTTGATGGCGTGGTGGCCCATGAACTTCTGGCTGACCTGGTCGGCCATGCCGACGAGTTGCTCCACCGTATGGCACCCCACCGCGTTGAACTCCGCTATCTGGGCGATGCCGAGCCAGGGAAGCTGGTTCAGAGGCGTGCCGCTGATCTCCTGCGACTTGCCCTGCTTGTACCGGGCCCAATGCGTCGGGAAGCGCTGCTGGTACTCGTAGTCAGCGATGCCGACAAACGAGTCACGAGAGCCTGGCGTGACGATCTTGACGAGGTCGATCTCATCGAAGATGGGGCGACCCGCCTCGATGGACTTGAGTTCGTTCTTCTGTACGTCCCGGTAGAACACGACGAACAACTTGCGGTCAGCCTCCTGTTGCTGAGCATCTTCAAAATTCATTGCGAAATCGATGGTATCGGTGGACATTTCTGTTCCTGGGTTAAATGCCGATGGTCGGCACGTACTCAACAATGAACCGGATGTTATCCAGTTCGACGTCATCAGCGCCTCCAGTGATCTTGGAGACCCGAATATCGTACACGTGGTCCAGCGTATCCTCGCCGCTGTTACCCACGCTAAAAGCGGCCTGGACTCGGTTGCCGATGCCTTGGCCGCTGACCGTGATACCGCCGGGGATGTCCACCCCGTCGCGGAACAAGGAGAAGACCATCTCATCCCCGGCAGGGGCGGCGACGTCAGCGTAGAAGGAGACACGGTTCACCGTCGAAGGAAGCCCAGCAGCCAGTCGCGTAATCGAGCCAGCTGCAAGTACAACAGTATAGTCATCCGTCGCAGCCAAGATGGTGGTGAAGGGTATCGCACGGGGTGTTACTCCTAGAGCAGCCATGTTGAGGGACTCAGAGGACACGATGCCGTAACCGGGGGCAAACGTGTCGATGGTGTCCTTGAACATATCTCGGACCACCGCCGCGCTGATAAGCCCCGTAGTGTTGTCCGGGAGAGTGAGACCGACTTGCTCGCGGAGGGCTATGATGGTTCTACGGGGCATAATAGTCCTCAATCGAAAGCGTTACTGAATGCGCTGCTGAAGGCGCGGGTGTCGACAGGGGGTGGCTCGTCCAGGACGATACACATATTCCCGTTCTCATCGAAAGGCAATCCGTAGAGCCACACGCTTGGTATGCCCCCTACGGATGACCTCAGTCTTCCACTATCGCTAACGAAGGGATTGCCGTTGGTAGAGGGGCTGGCCTCCTGATCGGCGGTAATCACCCCCTGTAGGGTGTAGCTTAATCCATTGACGTAAACCTCACCGTCAATGTACTCTATACAGAGCAACCCATCCTGAACGGGCGTGCCGCCGTTGAAGTTCAGCGGATCGGGGGGCAACAGCGTACAACGCAGGCGACCCTCGGAGTCCGTCAGGATGAGTTGATGGTTCAGCATTACGGTGCGACGTATTCAAACGCCCAGAAGTACGGCTGGACCAGGGGCGGCCCAGCTTGGTAAACGAGCACCGTACCGGCAGGGATCATGACCTCGTAGGCGCCAGTTCCCAGAGCAGCGGTAGCGATGCCGCCCGCAGTCACGCCGACCCGGCCATCCGTAGGCACCGTGAGGTTAGCCGTGATGGTGGACCAGATGGCCTTCTTGCCGATCTGGTCCGGCGTATCGGGCGGTGAATTCACGTTCACGATGCCCGTTGGGCCAGCATTGCTAGGGGCGGTGAACCCCGCAGCTTCGCCCAGCCAGTTGTAGCTCCAGACCCCTGGGCCAATGCCCCAATAAGAGCCGTCAGCGGTGGGCGCGTCCTTGTCTTGGACATACGCTCCGATAGATGGAATCTTCTTGGTAGCTGGCGTCAGCGAGCCGATTTGCGCCGCAGCGTTGTCGGTGGTCATCATTTCCCCTTTCGAGTGACCGGAGTCACCGTAGCGGTTGATTGGATACCGTCGCTTTCCTCGAACAGGTTATCCGAGGCAGGCGGTGGCGCGGGCGACGGCGGGGGTGCCGGCGGCGGAATCTGCTCCATCATGGCCGCGAAGAACTCGTCCTGATACAGCGTGGAGAACTTACCCACGTCATACAGAGCCTTCGCGTCCTGAAGCAGTTTAGTGACAACAGCTTCGTCCATGATGGCTCCTTAGGTGGAGGTCATCCGGCCTTGGAACTGGAGGCCAGAGGCCGTCATGTTCCCCGCCCAGGCCAGGATTTGGACAGCCGCGTCCTGGTTCACGCTGTAGCGTTGACCTGGGGACAGGGGGACCATGTTCCGGCTGGAGTGCGGACGATAGTGGATGTACTTCGTGTTGAGGAAGTACGCATTGCCGGCACCGATCGGGACAGATTCAGGGGTCGTTCCGGCAGCGCCGGTGGAGGACCAGTTGATCTGCATGCCGCCGTCGAGGACCACATCGGCGTCCATGTACTTGACGCTGACGAAGCCCAGCTTGGCTGTCTCGGTGTCGGAGAAGCGCTGGATGGCCTGGAGGGAAGCCATGTACAGAGACCAAGTGAGGTTGTCCACCAGGATCAGGTCGGGGCGATCCGAGCCGCGAACCAGCTTGGCCCACATCTCATTGAACTTGCCCTGGATGGTCGCAGCCGTGGCGCCGGAAGCGCTGACGACTTGATTCTTCCAGAACAGCCACGTGGCGCGGTCGATGCCGCCAACGATGTTCGTGGGAACCGCGGCCACCAGCTTTTTCAGGCCATCGACCTGCTTGCCGCCGGCAGCAGTACCATCTGAGTACAGTCCAGACGACAGCAGATTGGCCATGGACGACTCGGCAACTTCCATCCGAGCGTCCAGAAGGTCAATGATCTGCTCCTTGCCCGCGTTCTGGAGTTGCTCCAGACCGCTGATCGTCACTGGGCAAGCAGCCTGCTTGATGTCGAACTGAGCTGCACTCAGAACGTCCTGCGCCGCGATGGGCAGGGTCTCATACCCGCTGTACCAGCCGGCGTTGCCGTTGGACGCGAAGCTCAGCTCTTGCATGATGACGTTGCCGCCCGAGAACGTCTTGATGTTGCCACGCTTCTTCAGCTTGGTCAGCAGGGCGTTGTTGGACGTCACGTTGTCCGCGATCTGGCCGGTGCGGCTCTGAATGGTCGTAGCGATGATGTCGGTAATCGCATTATTGGGGAATGCCATGATTGGCTCCTATGAAGTTGCTGGCGGCACCGGTTTTGGCTTCGGCACCACTGGTGGTTGATAGACCTGAGGTTCGATCTGGTTCAGCGGAATCTCCCGCAGCGGGAAATGTGCGGCTCCGAGGATGCGACGGATGAAATTGGTTAACATCTATCTTCCTCCGATCTGCTCGAACGCTGCTTCGATTACTGAACGACGATCAGTTGCTCCTGAGGCCCCACTCGGTACTCCACTAGGCGCGCCACCGACAGAAACTGAGGCCCCGAGAGCGCGCTGAGCCTTAGCATTGGCTTGCTGGGCTGCGGTCTTCCGGGCATCTGCTTGCTGTTGGGCGGCTACCTGGCCGCTTACCTCTGGGTTCATCGCAATAGCCCTATTATAGGCCTGATCAAGAGTTAAGTAAAGCCCTCTTTTCGCTGCCAGGTCGATAGCATCGGCCATATCGAGCCGAACAGTGGCGAAATGGGGGTATTTGGGATCACCCTCCATCTGTTCGATGGTCTGATTGACCTCAGCCTGGGACCTCTGCTCGTACTCCTGAGCGGTGCGTTGCTGATTCGCGATGTACTGCTGGAAGGGGGCCAGCCGTTCCTGGAGCAGCTTCTCTACCTGCGAGTCCACGGGGTCAGCAGGGCCTTTTCCGGCCAGCGCGGCGTCTAGCTCCATGATATCCACGCCATAGTCGTTGATCAGCTTCGCCATCAGCTGAGCCTTCTGGGTCTTCGGCGCAGTAGCCAGCAAGTAGTCACCCTTTAGAAGCTCGTGGACAGCGCCTAGGGTGTCAATGCCCATGGACGCAATCCTAGCCTGGTAAGGGGCAACGATCTGCTGGAACTGATTGGCGAACTGCCGAACCTGGGCAGTCTCCCCGAGCACCTTGGTGGTCTCGCGTTCCCGCTTCATCACCTCCTGCCGTACTTCCGGGTCCATCTTATCCCATTTGGCCCGGGCAGGCGCACGCCACGACTGGGGAGCCTTGTCCACAGGAAAGGAAGGCTGTTCGGGTAGCGGCGCGGCGGTAGCTTCCTTTGCGGGCTTCTGCGCAGGGGCCTCCGGTTGCTGCTCAGCGCCTTTCGCCTCGGGCGCGGGGGCCTCTACCGGGGCGGCTGGCGGAGCCGGTGCAGCGGCCTCCGGGGTTTCGGCAGCTTCCGCCGCCTCTTGGTGTACAAACGCGGCTTCAATAGCCGTTCTGCGGTCTACAACTTCAGTTTCGTCGCCCATGGGTCACCTATCGTATTTGCTGACTTGGTTGATGATATGCCGCTTACGGTGGTCCGCATCGGCTCGCTTCTGCTCGGTTGATCGCAGGTCCCCGGCGGCAGGCATGGGAGGGAGTCCCTTGAGGTCCGCAGTGGGTACAACATTATGCCGCGCGCAATGGTCTCGCAATCCAGCGCGACCAGAGTATAGTTTTCCATCAATGGGGGACACGAAGTCCGGCAGGTCTGGAAGAATTGTGACGCCACCCTTAGAGAGGCCTGGTGGTCTCTCACCTTTACGGTACGGGGGGCCTTCATTGGGGTACACCCAGCATTCTCTGGTCATTTCTTGGCTCCATTGGGTTTCGGCTTAGCTGCCGCCTCTTTCTTCATCTGCTGAGTCTTGATGGCGCCAGCCTCTTTCGTCTGTTGCATCGTCATCTTATGGCTTTCCTGAGCTTGCTTGCTCTGCATCTTATGATCTTCCTCAGCCTGCTCGTGCTGCATGGCGTGGTCTTCCCGAGACTGCTCGATGTCCATCTCATGCTCCTGCGACCGGGCGGCGAGGTCCATCTGGGCCTCCTGGGCGTCAGTCTGCATCTTGCGCTCGGACTCGGCCACGGAGAACTGCATATTCATCTCGTGCTCTTGGGCCTTCAGGCCAAGCTCCTGCTCCTTGAACTTGAGTTCCATTTCCTTGAGACGCATTTCCATCTCACCGAGGCGTTCCTTGAGAGCCAGTTCCTGCTGACCCTTCTTGATGTCGATGTCAGCCTTGTTCTTGTCCAACTCCATCTTGCCCTCAATCTTGGCCTTCTCCAGCTCCATCTTCTGGGCGTTCGGGTCAGGCGGCGGGGGTGGCGGCGGGGTCTTGGACAGGTGATCCAGTTCCTTGTCGAGCATACCCTCGATGGACGAGGCATTGCGGAAGCCAGAGACAGCCCACTTCAGCATTCCCACGAGCAGTTCCGCTGATCCTGGGACGGATTGGAACATCATGGCCGCCTTCTCTAGGTAGCCACTCACAGCAGTCAGAAACTCCAGCCGGTCAGCCTTCTCCATGGCGTAGTCCGCCTGGGCAATAGAGTCAGCCGTGATCTGGATGCGCCACTCGAAGCCCTCATCCTTCTGGAGCATCTTCATGGCCGGGCCGATGTACTTGAAGTTGGCTACCCCGGTGGCGACGATATTGCTCTTTTCAACCAGAATCTCCGGGTCAAAATGCTTGACCTGGATTTCGGCTTTGATGCGAAGGAGGTCGGCTGCGAAGCGGGCGACCTCATCTTGACGCTTTTTGATTGAGATGGAGGCGAACTTGGACTTGATCTCCTGCGCCCCGAGTGTTTCTGAGGCCTTGGTAGCGCCTCGAACAATGTCGCTGATCCCTGTGAGCTCATATATCTGCGCCTTTATCAGATCGCGGTTGGCGATGAGTTGCGTGAGGGCGTCCACCACTACGTCGAGGGGGAGCCAGTCTATGTTACCCTTGATGCCCCCCTTCTCGGCAAACATCGCCCAGTTGTCGACCGGGATGAGTTGATTGTCGAAGCCCTCCGTCAGCATCCGTGAAATGCCGGTGGCGGACTGGTCATACACTCCGACGACCTTACAGGCCTGGATCAGCATGGAGACTCGATTGTTAACAGTGTCCAACTCCGAGTACTGGTCCTGGATCATGTAGTAGTCAGGACGGGGAACAGTATTGGAGGTGGTGATGTTGGCCAGCATGGGCCGGGGGCAGGGCTCAAAGCCGACCAGCTTCAGCGGGTCTGGCTTGGTGTCCAGGATGTGTTTGTAGCCTTTGGAAAGCCACACCACTTCCTTCTTGTTCCTGTCCCATATCTCGTACACGCAGGCCTTCTTGATGGCCTCGTGCTTCGGGGTGGTGCCCGGGGTCGAGCCATGGGCGGGGAGGGCATCCACTTTGAAGTCCAGGGGGACAGCCTTCCCGACCTTCTCACCGAAGCGTTTGACGAGCGCGTCACGGTCCATGTAGACCTTCTTACCCACCCACCGGCGCTCTTCCCAGACCCGGCAGGGGGACCATATGAAGTCTTGCCAGTACACGTAGTCCACGCATACCCGCTGGTCCGTGATCTTCTTCATCGGCTCGTAGTCTTTGGGCGCTTCCCCTTCACCATCATAGGGTATTTCAGTAGTGTCAGTCTCCAGTCGAAGCCAAGCGGCAGCGAGACCAGGGATAAGCCTGTCTTGGACAGCACATCGCATGGTAGAGTCAAAGGTGTCGCGAGGGTCGTCAAGGTCTTGGGTGATTGAACGCTCGATGATGAGCCCCGCAACCCGAGCCGTGTCATCCTCGTAATCCTTGAAACGCCGTGTGACCGCAGGCTTCGGGAGTTGCGCGTAAAGCGCAGACTCCATGATATTTGTGTTCGCATAGTAGATATTGAACCACTTGTTGTTCGAGTCGAGCATATCACGCTCGTCCAGGAACCGGCGGTTGACCTTTCTGCCACGGTTGTGAAATTCCTTGAGTTCAAGCTCGGCCTGCTTGATTTCTTCCTCCCACCTCTCATAAGGTGTGAGTTTCTTGTCCTTCAGGGACTCAATGGATGCGGAGTTGTCGGCCATTATTGAATTCTCCTGCGAAGACCCTTCTGACGGTCCTCATAGTCCTGAAAGAGATTGGCCATGGTGTACTCACCAGGGGCGTTGTGCTTCTTAGCACGGGCTTGCTGTGTCTTGATGGCGTCGGGGGACATATCAGCAGTCCCCAAGTTGCCGAATTTGGGGGCGGCAACAACACCCATGTACCCGAAGGCATCCGCATAGTCCGAGCACCAGTCGTGCATCGGGATGTCCTTGAACATGAGCAGATTGTCGTCCCATTCACGCCGGTAGCCCTTGAGGGCCTCCAGGAGGTCCTCACTGATTTCCTCGTCAAAGTGTACACGGGGGAAAATGTTCCGTGTGGCGGCGATCCGATCCCGAACCTTGTGATTGGGGACGATCTGGGGCCGAATGTCGTTGTCAAGGAACTGCTCAATTATGGACTTGCCCGTTTGGAGGTTCTTGGCTTTGGCATCGTGTGGTAACCACACGCTGCCTAGGTCAGCTTGACCTTTGAACTGTATAATGCGGTCGATGTGGTGGAAGATGTCTTTTCCGTTGGTGACTTCGACGTTGACGATTCGGATTGTGCCGTCTGGGCCCTCTTGCCAATATATGGCGACGGTCGCATCTGTGAAGCCCAGGTCAAATACCACATGAGTTGGGAGATTGGGATCATATAATCCGGGTTTGACCCTGAACTCAGCGAAGACTGCGTTGATTTCTTCAGCATAGATGGCTCCTTTCAGAGCAGCATCGAACGAACACTCATACTCCTGCGCATATTCCTCCGGGTCCATGTCCTTGCGGAGGGCCTCCAGCTCAAGGGGGTGGATCAGGCCGCTGATTGAGGCTTTGAGGGTGAGCTGGAAGTACTCCTTGGGGTTTTTGATTGCTTTCTTGTACTCGCTATAAAACAGGTTCTTGCCTCTTGGTGTAGAGGCGAAGACTCCCCACCCGTTCCTGTCTGATAGGGCTGGCCGGATAATAGTGGAGAAAACAGAGGGTCTAAAAAGTGCGTACTCGTCCATGACCGCGCCATCAAGGTACATTCCGCGGAGTGAATCAGGATTGTCGGCACCGAGACAATATAACGTCCGCTCACCGTGGAGAGTGATCTTGAGCTCTGACTCTGAGGGGGGTTTGGACAGGTACGGTTCGGCATAATCCTTGAGGTATTGCCACGCAATACGCTTCGCCTGGGTGAATGTGGGGCCAATATAGGCCAGCTGAGGCTTCCGCAGTTGGTTCTGGAGGGCCCCAACGATCAAATCATTGGTCAGCGCGACAGTCTTCCCTGCTCGCCGATGGGTATTCAGCACCGCCCAGCGATGGCGCCTGTTATGGAAGCCAAGAAACTGCTGGCGGGGGACATACTCAAGCATTTGGGGCCTGGGGCGAGTCAGATTCAGGATTGGGGACCACGTCCTCCACTGGACCATTGGCGTAAGACAGGCGCTCGGGGGAGGCCCAACTGATTGTGACGCGAATATCGGTCTTTGTGTTGACTTCCGCAGTGGCGGGGACCAGTTTGCTATAGAGGGTGTAGAACTTTGTTGGGTTCTGATCGGCCCAGAGGGCCAGGCGGGGCACTCCACCGATCATATCAAAGGCCTGCTGGAAGGCTTTAGCTGCCTTTGAGTCTTTGAGGACAGGCGGTAGGCTGTCCCCAATGAGCCCGCGCTCCAGTAAGCGGGTGAGCTCAGGGGACATTTCCAAATTCAGTCCCTGAAGTAACATAGGGGGGCCATTCTCAATCTGGTCCAAGAGATGTGAGAGTGCGGGGTCGCGTTTCGGCTCATCCATGGGGCTATTATAGGCCGGATTCCGCTGGGCGTAAAGTCGCAGTTGCATGGAATTTTTCTGTGCAGGGTGCTGGGAATCATGTGACACGAAATGCTGTCCGCAGTAATATGCTCGTCCACCCCCCATATCCCCCCTAGGCCCCCCCCGCCGATTAATTTTTCCTATGAAGAAAAAAGGCCGATAGCTTTTCGCTATCACCTAACGAAAAAAATACCCGATAGGGATTACCTATCGGGTACTTAGGTACTACTCCCTAGGGAGTAGTAGTACTTTTATTTCCGACGCGACTTACGGGTAGTACCTTCGTTCGCGGGCTCGTCGGCGGGTAGTACTTCCGTTTCCGAAACGGTAACGAAAATCGCTTCCTCGGAACGAACGGCCTCGTTTACGCCGTCGGGTAGTACTTCCGTTTCCGCTTTTTCGAGCCCGGTCGCGGTAACTAGTTCGATAGTATAAGCCGGATCGTCTTTATAGGCCCGAAACTCCTCGGCGGTAATAGGAAAGAACTCGCGGCGCGACGTATCGCGGGCCTCGGCGGCGTCTTTAGAACTATAGAAGTAAAGATGAAACTTTAGTCCGCCGTTCGCGTTTTTAACGTCGCGGCCCGAGGTAACGGCCGAGCGAAAGACCCTAACGCCGTCGAGGGTAACGCGGGCCTCGTTCGATTTATCGAGGGTTTTAATCGGGTCTTTATAGGCGAACGGGGAAAGAACGCGGACGAGGGAAAGATTACCGTTAACGAAAACTTTACGCATTTTTACTCTCTTTACTAGGGTAAACCCCCTAGGCGGGCTCGGGGAAAATCCCCTAGGACGATTCGCTTATCGTTTCGTCCTAGGCTCTATTATAGGGGGATTCGAGTGGAAAAACCGTCTCGAGCATAGAAATTTTCTATCGGTCCTATAGCTGAAATCTATTAGACTTACACCCGAAAATAGGGTAGAATAGGGGTGGGAGGGCGGGGGAGGCGGTGGGCGCGAGGCAGCGCAGCATAGCCCGCAGCTATGAGCAGCAACGCTGCGATAGGAAAATACAATTAGACGGGGCAGGAAAAACAGGATATAATAGGGGGATATGCCGGATTTTATCCACACAAGCCCGCACAGCACGCATGCTGATAGCCTGTGCCTATGGCTGCGCTGCTGCGATAGCGCTGCGCTATGGGCCTGTGCTGCGGCTGTAGCAGACACCGTCTACAGGCGCCAGAGGGGGCAGCACACACAGCGTTGCTGTAGTGCGTTTTACCTGAATTTGCCAGGCGTGCCAAAGATGCCAAACAATTCCTGTGGTGTGCTGAGAGACGCAGTTTCTCCCCTACTATCCTTCTGTCCCTACGGTGCCAAAAATCGCTTTTAGGAGAGAGTAATGCCCACGAGTCGTATATATAACTTTTATAGTAGGGACAGTAGGATAGTAGGATAACAGCCAAAATCCCCTTATAAATCAAAGACTTACACTATCCTACCCCCTATCCTACCAGACTTCCCCGTAGGGACACAAACCATTACTTAGTCAACGCTTACCAGAGAGTGACCCGCTATAATAGAGGTTCCCCTAACCCCTTTACAGAAAGATAGACCCCTCATGGCCCAATATTCCCCGACCTACCCGCTGAACTCTACCCCCGTCCTGGCCTGGTATTGGTCCAAGGAGCACAAGACAGCGTTCCCTATCGTTGCTACCTGGATAGAGGGCGTTGGCTGGATGGAGTCAACGAACGAGATCATGATAGAAGACCCGGTAATTGGCTGGTCTGCCCTCCCCGATTCGGCCCCCTTCTCCCCTAGCGTCAAGCTATAAATCGCCTGCCCTAGCCCCTAGGCAGCGACTGACGCGCTATACTAGGGGCTCCCCTAACCCCTTACAGAGAAAGACCCCTTCCATGACCGACCTTGACCCTAACAGCTACCCCGACGAGATTACAGACGACACCGGCGCTAAGGACCCTGCGACCTGGGGCGAAATCCTCTTCAGCGACGACGAGGGCCTGCCGGTCGGACGCGGCTGGGAGCGATACGTTTACTCCAAGGATCGGAAGCCCTGCGAGCTTCGCATCTATCGCAAGAACGAGCCTGCCGGCGTTGCCGAGGTTTACGCCGGGTTCATCGACATGAACAATATCATCGTCGCCCGCGATAAGCAGTCCGCAATCGACTTCCTGGTCGATTGGGCCGGGCTGAACGATCGCAGCTTCTAGTACTTCGCTGATCCTGGAAGGGCGTTGTCCTTCCAGGCGGTGTAAGCTACTGTCGCCTTGACCCCCGCCTTCCATGCCGCCTCGCTACTGAAGCCAGACCCGGCCTCTAACACCCACTTCTGTTGGGTGTTCTGCTTTCGGGGCAGCTTCCCCTCCCGGTCCAGGATCGTCCCCTTGAACCGAACGCCCTTGTAGAAGCCGTCATAGAGCAGAGTGGAGCCGCCCTCAATGCGAACCTTCTCGATGAGATCAGCAAAGAGCTTATTGTCCTTGCCCCGAGTTTCGCTGGTAATGAGCCAAACACCGTCTTCGTCCCCCTGGAATACCTCCCATAGACCATCCATAACGGTGGTTGCCTTCGACCTCGATGCCTCTACCATCTCTTCCATCTGCGGGGTTACAATAACTCGAGCAGTTGGATCCCAGCCTGTAAGGTCAACCTTAGACAGGTACCAGTGTAGCATTTGTAGCCAACGACTAGACTTCATGCGCTTGGCTATGCTATCTACCCAAGGTTGCCACTCTGTCTTCGCGTACACCGACGTCATCGTGGGGCCGCATACGAAGAATCGCCTGTTCTCCGCATCTAGCCGGATCGGCGCTGACGAATTGCTCGTCAAGAAAATACGGAGGAAATTGTCCACTGTATACGCATCGAAGCCCTTGGGTTCGATGACCATCGTGTCGGCTGAAACTAAATCCTTGAGTTTACTCTCGTGTCCTGAGAATCGCCCATCTGCTTCATCCATTTGGAGGAACAGCTTCTTACCTAACTGGGCATTGAACTTGGCCATCGAGCGATCAAGCTCCAACGCAATAGAGTGCGTTGGGCCTACGATGCCCCGGATGATCTCCCCTAGCAGGGACTTACCGACCCCATTGTGTACAGAGGCGAGGATTACCGCAATGTTAGTCTTCTCCCCTGGACATTGAACCATATGAGCAAGCCACTTCTGGAAGTAGTCCCCATAATTGGGGAACAATCCTCCGATGAACTTCTGCCATACGGCAACCATCTCATTGTATTCTTCCCTGTTTCCAGACCAGGGCACGGCACTAAAACCAGTCCATTCGTTGTACGTTCGCCCCTCTGCGTCATAACCGGAGGGCTCATTAGGCCAGAACACCTTACGATCAACCTCGGGCCGATCCCTTGCTTCCTTGAATTCCTCCGCTACGCTGACTTTCTTGAAGCCAGACTTGGTAGGAACCAGCCTAATTCGGGGAGCCTCCAACTCATTGACGAAGACGCTAACCTTGTAAATATTCCCATTGAGAACGTTGATTATATGGGGACTCTGCCCTGTATAGTACGCATACTTGGCCCGAAGCTCGGCCATGTCCTGGCACGACACTGCGGCCGTAGCGGTGGACATGATCTCTTCCATCGTGCCGCCGGCATCGAGGAAGTCATCGATGCCCATCTTGGCGTCTGGGTCCTTCTCCCTGCCCTTACGGAACGTCTCAGTGCGCGCTATATGGAGCAGGAAGACCTCCCCACCGGCCAGAGTCAGCTTGGTCCCGAGCCGAAGCGCAGCTTGGGCAACCTCTTTCTTGAGCGTATTCTCGTAGTCAGCCTCTTTATCGGCATCGAAAACGATGTAATACTCACGCTTGAGATGCTCAAATTGGTCAAACGGGGCAGGGAAGGGGTCTGGGGTTTTACCGAAGCACTGGACGCCCATGAGGCCGAGGCAGGGATTTCCTGTCTTACATACGGAGTATGACTTGAATTCCCCCTCTGTTATAATCACTGGAACAGTGACGTTCGCCGCGATGTTAGTCCAATTGAACCCATCGACTCGGGGAACGTACACGAACAGACTTGAGGCCTTGGGGGAGAGATACTTGGCTGGCTTGACGGGCTTGCCGTCTGAGCCTAGGTCTCTGCTAACTGGGGGAATGTATCCCTCAGGGCGTTCGATGCGGTATCGAACGAATGGGATATTCAGCTTGGGGTCTATGATCGGTGCCCCATCCAGATCATGGTACGGCAGCTTTTCTAGATGTTTTATCTGCCCTCCTGGTACATACCCCAGGTCCCCGGATGAGTCCTTGACGTTGGTAATAACCAACCCCATTAAGGCCCCCTCTGCGGCTGTAAGATGGCGCCGCTCCAATAATGTAGACAATGGGTTTATATTGGTTGGAAAGCTAGGCATGGCCTATTCCTGTCTATCGAAGGGGGGAACCTCCTATTATAGGCGCTCTAGGGGGACAGGGTTTGCCTCGTTTCTGTACAGAAGATAGGCACTTAAACAGTAAGTGGCCCGCCTATAATAGAGCTACCGACTAGGCGGCCCCTAGAGTAGCAAGGAAAGTAGAACCCATGCGTAAGAAGCTAGTACAAGAGATGATTGAAACTGCGGACTATAAGGCCCGCAAACTGCGCGAAGGCAAGCGTTGGATGTCTTCGCCCCCGATGAGGAAAATCCTGGACTCCCTCGACTACCTGGCCGAGAAGCATAAGGCCGGGATGTCCCATTACTTCGACGGGACCTACAACTCTGTCTACCTGACTCTTAAAGAGCTGTCGGGCCTGAAAGACGAGGGCCTCGCTGCCCTCCTGAACTCGATGCTCCATCACGAGCCCGCCGAGTCCACGACTGAAGACGACGCGCAGAGCTACGCTCGCAACTACCGCTTCACCTTCTGGTCCTCTGACCCTGACTTCTACGGTCGGCTGACGGTGACGATCACTGCGAACTTTAAGCAGGATAGCGAAACCTGTAAGCGGGTCGTCACCGGTTACACCGAGCCGGACAAGGAAGCTCGCCCCATCTACGAGCTTCGTTGCGAAGACGCCGCCGTAATCATTCCCGCAGCTGAATAACCCCAGGAGACAAAGATGAACCAACCGGAACTCGCCATCGTGAACACCCCCATTACCGACAGCCCGAAAGGGCGGCGCCATGAGAACACCGGCAAGAAGACATTCTTGACGATGGTCCAAGACCACGGCCTGATCAACTTGCTCCTGACCGAGTACACGCCTAGCGGCAAGACCGACAAGGAATTCGCTGACTACGCGGCCGGCAAGCTGGGCGTCCCCCTGGGCGTTATCAAGGATCATACGATCAAGATGCGTCGCGATCAGTTCAAGATCGAGAACAACCGGGCGCGGGTCCCAACGACGTCAGATAACGCGGGCCTGACGGCGGCTCTTCTGGCCCAAGGTCAGCGAGTCACTGCCCTGGAGGAACGGATCGCATTGCTCGAGGGTTGGATCAATACGACCTTCCCGAATCGCTCGGGCAAGAAGGCAATCTAATCATGGGCCTCGTCATCTTTGGTACCCTCCTGGGTTACCTAATAGGTGGGGGGCCTGGAGCCCTCTATGGGGGCATATCCTGCCTAGTCATCGCAATCTACTACTACCTCTGCGAGAAGTATGACGCTTGAGCTACTCTCCGCCATCGCCTGTACGTACCTGTTCGTGATGATCGGGCTCGTACTGTTCGTTACGATTCCGCAGACGAAATCCGCTGTGGACCAAACCTAATTTGCCTGACCAGGCGTATAATAGGAACCACGCCCTCACCCGGGCGTTTCCCAACCTAACCGGAGTTATCATGGAAAATGTTGAAGGCTCAAGCCTGCCCCCCGCCGTCGCCACTCTGAACATCTCAGAGATGCAGGACTACCCGCCCACGGACAAGCCAACCGATACGGACAAGCCGAAGCGGCCTGGCCCCGCCCAACTGCTCTTCCGCCCTGTCGGGGCGACCGACGCGCACAAGGCAATCAAGTACCCGATGCCCCTGAAGGCGGCGCGGTACCACCTGACGGTCAACGGCGAGCAGTGCGAAGCTGCCCAAACGACCTTCGGTGAAATCCGTTACACGTACTTCATGTACAACGGCGCCAGCTTCTACGTCCCTGGCCATCACCAGCCCGACACGCTGTACGAGTTCACCTACCCAGAGGGCTACAAGTTCCAGCCTCTGAAGCTGGACCGTAAGGCGCAGTCGGACGCGGCCGCAAAAGCTAAGGCCGCGAAGGCGGCGGCTAACCCCGAGGCGCAAACAGCGGATGCAGGGCCTGCATCGGCCCCTGCAGGCGTCGAAGCCGCGCCGGAAGGGGGTAGCTACTCCGACCCCGCCGAAACGCTGCAGGAGCCCGCTGCCGAGACGATGAGTGGCAAGAAATCGAAGCGGTCGCAGCGCTGATTCCGGCGTATAATAGAGGTTCCCCGCCACCCCGGCGGGGGCCTCTAGAAAGCATATCCTACATGACTACATTATCCGACATATCCCTGGCGAACATCCTCTCGGTGCGTAAGCGCCGCCTGTCCCTTCAGCGGGAGGCAGACCTGCTAGAGCAAGAGGAAAAGACCCTCACTGGTCAGCTGATCAATGAGATGGACCACCTGAAACAAACCGTGCGGCGCGAGGGCGATGACGAGGTGCGACTCATCGTTACTATCGAGCCGATGGTGGCTGTCGGCGGCTGGCCCGCCGTGCTCGACTACATAATTGCGAACAAGGCGACCGACTTGTTCCAGAAGAGGCTGACCGCCTCGGCAGTAAAGGCTCGATGGGACGAGGGCGAGGTCATCGTCGGCATCGAGAAGGTCCACAAGCATTCCCTGAAATTCAACGTCTAATGAACTTCGGAACGCTAGCAAGAAACGCCATCGCCCGTCAAGGGCGGTATCATCCCGACATACACATAGGACCTATCATGGCCGACAAGAAAACCCCCGCACCCGTCGAGCCCGGCACCGCCGTGGCTGTTCCCCGTTCTACAGCCGTGGCTATGCCCGGCTCCTGGAAGGACCGCATTAAAGCGGTGGCCGTGAAGGTCGCTGAATCAGAGAAGCCCTCCGGGGGCTTCATATCATTCAAGGGCGGTCGCCTTGCGATAGGCGACTCGCTCATGCGCGACGACAAGATCGACTGCGTGGTTGTCGACTACCTGTTCCATAACAAGTGGTTCGACTCCGAGTACAACTCCGCCAAGATCGTTCCCCCCAAGTGCTACGCATTCGCCCGCGACGAGGAAAGCCTCATGGCCCACGATCAGGCCGAAGAGCAGCAAAGCGACTACTGCTCCAACTGCGAGAAGAACGAATGGGGCTCAGCCGGTGGCGGCTCCAAGGGCAAGGCCTGTACGAACTCGCGGCGCATCTGGCTCCTGCCGGCGGACGTTGCTCAAAACATCGACAAGGCTTCGCGCACGGACTTCCTCCAATGCGACCTCCCGGCGACGTCAGTGAAGAACTTCCAGAAGTTTATCAATGACGCGGCCTCGGCAGGGATGGCCCCGTTCCAGTTCGTGGTCGAGCTCAGCGTGAAGCCCCACGATCGCACCCTGTTCCAAGTGTACTGGAAGCCCCTGGAACAGATCAAGGACGAGGCCATCCTGGAGACCCTCGCCAACCGCAACTGGACGATGGAACAGAATCCCTACCCGGTGTACCCGACCAAGGAAGAAATGGCTGAGCGCTCGGGCGGCGGCTCGACCAAGTACTGATTTGCCACACGCCCGAGTTCATTACCTCAAGTGGCTAGGCCTGGACATGCGACTAACTGTCCCCTATTTCTCTGCCGGCCCCCGGCCAGACCAGCGAAGGGTGTCTGTAACAACCCCCGCAGTTAGAGCGTCTCTGTCTATCTACTCTCTGTAGGCGTGATCTAGCCGACTGGCCCCCGTAAGGGGCTCTTTTATTCATAGAGGAACTATGTCTGACGTTGTAACATTGGACTTCGAGACAGAAGCCATTCAGGACGGGACAGGTAAGTCCCCGAAGCCAGTTGGCATTGCCATCTGGGAGCCTGGCAAGAGCCCCCGCTATATGGCGTGGGGTCATCCCGTAGGGAACAACTGCCTAGAATATGAGGCCAAGAACGAGATCAGCCGACTATGGGACAAGGGTGTCCTGTTCCACCACGGCAAGTTCGACATCGGTGTCGCCCGAGAGCATTGGGGCTTCGGCCATCCTGCCTCGTGGGACGATACGATGTACCAAATCTATCTACATAACCCCCTTGCTAAGTCCGTCTCACTGAAGCCCTCAGCTGAGAAGCTCCTGTCCATTCCCCCAGATGAGCAAGACGCTGTAGCGGACTATGTCATCGCCCAGGGCTGGACCAAGGCCAGATCAAAGGCCGGTGCTTACATTAGCAAGTGCCCAGCCTCGCTCATCGAGCCCTACGCCATCGGTGACGTCTTCAGGACCCGATCCCTCCATGAGTACCTCCGACCTGAGATGAAGGAGAGGGGCTGGGAGAACGCATACCAGCGGGAGATACAGTTGGCCCCTATCCTCATGGACATGGAGAAGCGGGGCGTGCGGATTGACCGCCCGAAGCTCTGGATCGACATACAGCTATACACTGTATACTTCAACCAGATCACGGAGTACATCCAGTGGCGCATCGGGAAGCGGTTCAATGTAGACTCCCCCACCGAGCTCATTAAGTCCCTCTATGGCTCACCGGTCATAGACATGGATCGGTTGAAGAAGACTCCGACCGGACGCTATTCAACCGCTAGGGCATCGCTAGAAGGGGCTATCAGCGACCCGCAGCTGCTCGCCGCGCTACGGTATAGGGGCGCACTGAAGACGCTGCTTACGACCTTCATGAATCCCTGGTACGCGATGAGCGCCCACGATGGGCACCTACATCCCTCGTGGAACCAGGTCAGAGGGGACGAGTATGGGACACGAACAGGTCGCCTGTCGTGTTCCGAGCCGAACCTAATGAACGTCCCTACGGAGTTTGAGAACATTAACATACCCGGCTATCCGCCGATGGTATTCATGCGTAGGTACATACTCCCTGACGAGGGTGAAGAGATTATCTGCGCCGACTACAATGGACAAGAAATGAGGCTCCTGGCCCACTTCGCTGAGGGGCGGGCCGCTGAGATTTACCGGAACAATCCCACCGCCGACTTCCACGAGATAGCCAGGGACCTAATTAAGACTGAGGCCGGGCTAGAGTTCCCCCGCAAGAAGATCAAGATTACGGGCTTTTCCCTGATCTACGGGGCGGGTGTAGATAACCTAGCGGGTCAGTTGGGTGTAGAATACGGTGTGGCGAAGCGTTTACGCGATGTATATCTCCGAACCATACCAGGTTTGAAGGCTTTTATTGATGATGCCTCATCCCGTCAGGGGGTGACGACTTGGGGTGGCCGATGGATACCGGTGGACCGTCCCGAGGGGACCAATTGGGACTTCTCATATAAGTTACCCAATCACCTCATCCAAGGATCGGCTGCGGACCAAACAAAACAGTCAATCATTGAGTACCATAAATTATCGCCTTCTGGTAGATTCCTATTGACGGTACACGACGAAAACGACGTGTCTTCACCACCAAAAGACCGTACTGAGAATATCGCCAAGCTGAAGTACGCCATGGAGAAGCTACCTGGCTTCGACGTGCCATTCATAGCTGAGATAGAGGTAGGCAATAACTGGCACGACATAAAGCGACCCTTCAAAGAAGTTACTGGTAGGCAAGAAACAAACCCCAATTCCAGTTCCAAAGACGGACCCCTCTCAGGACACTACACAAAATGAACGCATTACCTACACGATGGTCATACTCCAGCCTCTCCACCTACGAGAGCTGCCCAGCAAAGTGGAAGTACTCGTACCTGGACGGGAGGCCGAGCGAGCCATCCCCAGCCATGGCGAGGGGGACGCGGCTACACGCTGACTGCGAGGGCTACGTCAAGGGTGAGATCACTGTCGTCCCCTACGAGCTGAAGAAGGTAGCCCTGCGCCTGGAAGACCTGAGGCAGAAGGGCGCCAAGGCAGAAGAGACATGGCTGCTAGACAAGGACTGGAAGCCGGATGTGTTCCTCCCCTGGATCAAGGCGATCATAGACGTACACTACATCGAGGGCAAAGTCCTCCATGTCATTGACCATAAGTCAGGCCGGGAGTACCCGGAGCACCGAGAGCAACTGGAACTCTACGCCCTCATGGGCCTGTGCTACTATCCAGATGCGGTCAGGGCCGAGTATGGCGCCCTGTACCTCGACGCTGGCTACGTGGGCAATGAAGGGGCCATCCTCCGGGGCGGGGTCATGGACGCCCGCATACAGCACTGGAACGGCAGGGCCATTAAGATATTTGAGGACAAGGAGTACCGCCCCAATCCTGGCGGAGCCTGTCGGTGGTGTGACTACTCCAAGAAGAAGGGAGGCCCGTGTGAAGCGGGAGTCTGATATACAAGAGAAAGTTACCCTGTTCGCAACCCGCATCGACCTTGTTCCGGTTAGAATTAACGTAACCGGGCGGAAAGGGTGGCCCGACTATGGTTACGGTTACGAGGGCCGCATGTGCTTCATAGAGTTCAAGCGGCCCGGTGAGAAACCGGAGCCATTACAGGCCTATGTACACGACATACTACGCAAGGCGCGGTTCGCCGTGTTCGTAGTGGACAACGTTGACTACGGGACAAACGTCCTTAACATGTGGAAGCAAGAGATAGATGAAAGTATCCAACTGGCGAGATTTCGCAAAAATCACGATTGAGACGAACGACCTGGACCCGTCCTACGTGTTCCTGTATAACGCCCGCAAGGCGAACGGGAACGACTGGGCAACCAAGTTCGCCATACACTACCTCTGCTTCTATGACCTAGGGGAAGCAGTGAAGGCGGCGCGGTGCTCGACTCAGAGCACGTTCTGGGAGTACACGGTGGGCAACTACCAGATATTCGCCAGAGGCACCGAGCGCCGGCATAGCAGAGGGGTGAAGGGACTTGAGTTCATAACCAACCTAGCCAGGCACGGTACGCCGATGGACATCTGGGACAAGATGTACGCCCCGAACTACGATGCCCTGATCAAGACGTTCAAGACCAACTTCCACGGTTGCGGCTTCGGCCCATACTTCGTATGGAAGGTCATGGACCTCCAGGATCGTGTCTGGGGACGACCCATTCACATTACCCTAGAGGACGCGGTGAAGCACTGCCCCGACGATCCGCGCAAATGCGCTAAGATCATCTGGCCAGAGCTACACTTCCATGACGCCATGGAGATAGTCACTGACTACGTGCGGAAGTTCAAGGCACCCCCCAGCTTCGACCGCCCCTGCTCCTACCCAGAGGCTGAGACGGTCCTCTGTATGATGAAGGGCTACTTCATTACGAAGACCCATACCATCGGTGACGACGTTGACTCAAAGTATAAGCAGCTGGCCCAGTACCCGGACCTGCTACAGTACCTACCCCCGAAGCAAGACTGGAGTCAATATGAACGCGGTCCCCTGGAATCCTAGGTCGTATCAGGAAGTCGCCCTACGGTGGCTCATGGAGAAGCCCCATAGCGGGCTTCTGCTCGACCCCGGCCTGGGGAAGACCTCAGTTACCCTAGCGGCCGCAATGTTCCTGAAGGAGGAAGGGCACATACACCATACCCTGGTAGTGGCCCCCCTCCGGGTCGCAAAGACCGTCTGGCCAGTCGAGGCCCATAAGTGGGAAGACTTCAAGCACATGACGATCTGCGACCTCACTGAGATGGATCGGGAGACCAGAGTGGACATGCTCCGTAGGGGCTACGATGTTTACGTGATCAACCCGGAGTCCCTGACCCGGCTACTGGAGTTGGACCCCTGGAAGTGGGTGGACCTAGATATGCTAGTCGTGGACGAGAGCACGAAGTTCAAGGATAGCCAGACTCAGCGCTTTAAGGCCCTGAAGAAGGAACTCCACCGCTTCAAGCGTCGGATCATCCTAACGGGTACGCCGGCACCTAATGGGCTGGCGGACCTATTCGGCCAGATGTACGTATGCGACATGGGGGTCGCCCTGGGCAAGTACATTACCCATTTCCGCCAGCGGTACATGTACCAGTCCCACGATGGGTTTACGTGGCTCATGGCCCCCAACTCGGCTACGGACATCTATGAGCGTGTATCGGGGAAGCTCCTGCGCCTAATGGCCAAGGACCACCTCGACATGCCGGAGCTCATTAACAACTACATCCCTATCAAGCTGGCCCCTCCGGTGTACGCCAAGTACAAGGAATTGGAGCATACCTTCCTGCTCCAACTAGAGGAACAGACCGTGGCGGTGTTCAATACCGCCGCCCTGGGGACGAAGCTACGCCAGGTGGCCAACGGCTTCCTGTACGACGAGGAACACGTTGCTCATCGACTCCACGATGAGAAGATTGAGGCCCTGCGGGAACTCTATGAGGAAATGCAAGGCAGGCCTCTACTGGTCTGCTACGAGTTCATCGATGACGGCGCTCGGATCATGGAAGCGTTCCCCCAGGCCGTGAATATCGGCCAGGTCAAGAATGTCGCCTACGTTATCAACGAGTTCAATGCCGGGCGGATACCCCTCCTGATAGGGCACCCCCGGTCCATGGGCCACGGCCTGAACCTACAAGAGGCATGTAAGGACATCTGCTGGTTTGGTATAACCTGGGACCTAGAGTTGTACCAGCAAGCCATCGCCCGTATCTGGCGCCAGGGACAGTTGTCCCCCGTAGTCTCAGTACATCACCTCGTAGCCGAGAACACGAAGGACGAGGATGTAGTGGCTGCCCTAGCTGGGAAAGACCGCACTCAAAATCGTCTGAACGACGCAATAAAACGTATCGTTCCCAGGGAATAGTCGCCTATAATAGAGGCTTCACTACTAGGAGAGATAGATGGTTACCGCTAAGATTGAAGAGCATGACGAGGTTGTTCATGCGCGCCGAGTCGGGGAACGGTTCCAGCGTCCGATGACCGTGAAGGTGTACTTTAATACCCTGATCGGTATGTACTGGCTGGAGCTTCGGGATGACCTGGACTCTACCCGTTTTACCCTGCCCGGTGTTCATATGAACCGGGAAGACGCGATTGCGCGGGCTGATCGCGTGGTGCTCTGGTAATGAGCCTCGACCTTCTCTACCCTGGGGAGAAAACCCAGGAATTGGTTGAGGGTCTATCCGACGACTGGATAATCAACGGCCCTATCCGGGCCGCTGTCCATCTGTCGGCGGTGTGGCATCTTCTCCAACCCAAGGTGTTCAAATGGGACACCGCCACCTCCTGCTCTATCGGGGGTAAGTCAACCTTTGCCCCGGTGGACCTTAACCACCCCTGGGTCAAGTGGGCCATGGACTCCCACGAGCACTATGGGTGGCTGTACTACTACGCGGTGGACCTCTGTACGGAGTATGAGAGGCGGTTCGGGTTCAAGCCCTATATTGTCTCAATGCTCGAGTTGTACGAAGGGATGCCAGACGCTGTCCCCGAGTCCGGCTGGACCGACCCTGATTTCGCAAAGGGCATAGAGTTCTCATGACCTACGAATACGGCCACCCCTTCAACTACGCGGATAAGCCCGTAGCCAAGTACGTGGACATCTTTTGCGCCCTTGCTACGAAGCTGCCCAAGGGCCTCGCAGTGACGGACCTATTCGGGGGCGTCGGGACTATCGCCAGCGCCCTGCAGCCGATTCTAGAGCCTGCCCGATGGACCGCTATCGAGTTGGACCACGACTGTGTACAGGAGTACCGCAAGAAGTGCCCATGGGCCGAGGTAGTCTGGGATAACGCATTCGACCAGACCTTCTTTGAGGACCTGGTGATCATCGACCCCCATAAGGGCACCCTGAACGCGATGGTCAAGGAGAAGAACTGGCATAACCTGTTCGAGTCCATTGAGGACTCGGCGGCGAAGTACATCCTCATGCAGGAGTACGGGGCCTATTGGTGCCATCTTCCCAACCAGGTTAAGTTGTACCGGGACCTGTTCGGAGTCAAGGTGGATAAGCTGAACTACCGCGAGGTGTTCGGCTCCTACATGGAGCGCACCTACGGATTCAAAGTCATCGAGTCCGCCATCGGCCTCGGTTCGTGTTACTACCTCATGGAGATTTATGAATAAGATCATTAAGATTCACGGCTGTTCCGGCTCCGGTAAGAGCACTGCCGTCCGCTCCCTCATGAAAGACAAGCCCATGCCTATCATCGGCATGAACGGCAAGGTGGAGGCCATGCGACTCGGCCCCGACCTATTCACGCTGGGTTCCTACGAGCAGGCCTGCGGAGGGGTGGACACTATCGACAGCGCTGATACCGTTATCAAGCTCATCGAGAAGTACTACGTGCTAGGGAACATCGTGTTCGAGGGGCTCCTTCAGAGCACCTACTACGGTCGTATGGGACAGCACTCCGTACCTTACGGAGACAAGTACATCTACGCCTTCTTGGACACCCCTATCGACCTCTGTCTGGAAAGGGTAATCGCCCGTAGGGCGTCGTCAGGGCGGAATAACAAGTTCAACCCCGACCTGACCCGGGACAAGCATAAGACGATTGACGCCATCCGACGCAAGTTGGAAGGCGGGACTCACCGTGTCGTAGTCCTTAAACACGACCAACCCATGGCCCCCCAACTACTGGAGTTACTATGAACCCGCTTCGTTGCCTCATCACCGGCGCTGACTTCCTCGACACTGAACAAAACAAGTGGATCCACGGCGACCTCCATCAGCTCCATGATACGCTGATCTTCAACGCCTCGGGGTGCCAGTGGAATCAGATAGAGCAGAAGCCCCTGCCGGAGGGCTCAATGGCCATCCGCGCCGACTACTACTATGAGAGGAATGGCCAGATCGTGTTCCCTCTGGAGTTCGCCGCCTTCAATGACTACGCGAACAACTACCTCACCGAGATGCTGAACAAGGCCGGGGGCCACGGCAGGGGCATGACCATGATGATGGTGGACGTCAATGACCTGGAGAAGATTCTTGGAGGTCACTAAGATGTCCAGCCTCGGGTACAATAAGGTACGCGAGGCGAAACTGCGCTACGAGCAAGTATTGCTTGACGAGCTTGTAGCCGCTGGATGGTACGTCCGGTGGCGCAAGCAGAACAACTTCACCTACTATACCAAGGACATCCCTGGCGTAGGCTGTGTAACCGCGACTTCCCTGGAAGACGCCCTCAAATGGGAGTACGAGCTATGAGCAACACTGAAGTCCTGATCGCCCTGGTTATCGTGGTAGGCATCCCCTGCCTCACGATCATCGGCGTGGCCTGGCTATTCGTGAAGGGTATCAAGCTGAAGGACAAGCCGTGAAGTATCTCAACGATCTATACTACTGGATCAATGAGCGCGAGGCCATACGGCGGCGCAAGGAGAACGACCAGTGGGACCCGCCTTACTCTGAGGACCCGATCATGGCAGGGAACAGGTGGTGTAACGTCCGCCGCGAGCATGACAAGGTCACGCGCTGGATCCATAACAACTTCATGCCCCACGGCCTGTCGGACGAGAACCTGCCCATAGCCATGTGTATCGCCCGCCTGGTCAACTGGCCGGAGACTCTGGAGGAACTGGGCTACCCGCATAAGGGGTGGACACCGGAGTACCGCCAGCACTTCATTGAGACCTTCGACAAGCGCAAGGAGAAGGGGCTCAAGTCCTGGACCGGGGCCTACATGGTGACGGGCGGCTACTCCGCTGGCGGGGAGACCAAGCAGGTGATCATTGCCCGCGTCCTGGACGGGGCTGCGTACATGTGCCGTAGGTTCATTGGGGCCAGGCCCGCCATGCTCAGCTTCGCGGCGGGGACGCTTGCTACCCCAGGTATGGGGACCTTCCTTGTGGCCCAGGTCATAGCCGACCTGAAGCATACGGACCACCTCTCCCAGGCGAATGACTGGTACTCGTGGTGTGCTCCTGGCCCCGGCTCGCAGATGGGTCTCAACTTCATCCACGAGCGACCCCGCACGATGACCATCCCGGTCCCCAACTTCATAGCGGAGGTCAACGTGATCCGGGACCTCATTCACACGAAGGTGGGCCTTACCCTCTGCGCCCAGAACACCCAGAACTGCCTCTGTGAACTGAGCAAGTACATCAGGGCTAAGCACTTCGATGAACGGCTGAAGAACAAGTACCAGGTATGAAGCACATACGCAAGATCATCGCTAAGATGGATTGCTCCAAGGAGGTCTTTATGATGACCTATATGGACCTGAATCATATAGCCCCCATCCATAGAGGCCTCAACTCTTGGGTCGATACCGCGACAGCGCGAATCACATACACCACCGCCAGTAGCCTCCAGGAGGTGGCGTTCAACGCCCCCACCGAGAAGCAGGGGGCTTACCTGGAATACTACAGGCTGTGGATGGAGCATAACAGCGGCTACTTCCCAGACTACGGGGCCAAGTGGCTCTGCTCCTACCCCTACGACATGTTCGAGAACTACCCGGGCATGTACGTGAAGTCGAGCCTGAAGCACGAGACCACCCAGACATTGGAGTTCTTCGCAACTACAGAGAACCTGCGGCTAGCCCACGCTGCCATAGAGGCGTACATGGAGACCGCCGCCGAGGACAAGATTGTGGTGGAGAATCTGGAGTGGGACAGGCAGAATAACACACGGCCTCCCATAGGTACATTCCATCCCCTCCTGCCCTCAGGAGTCGTCCACTGGAGAGGCTGGATGGCATCTAATTACCGCCCTGACTAGGTTATAATAGGGTTTACCTAGGAAGGACAATGAAACCCCTAAACCAACTTGCGGCCGAGATTCTGATAGATTGGCATGATAACCCCAGCTCGGCCTTTTACCGTATCCAATCGATGCCCTACGTCGAGGCCATGCTGACCATGCGTACATGCGAGGACAGATATGGCCTGGAATGGGGGGACATGGTAGTAGCCCGCGCACTGAATGCTCTTCACCAGTGGCGCGGGGGGACAGCACGCAAAGTGAAGGCGGAACTCAACGAGCACTTAAAGGCATTCAATGCTAGACATTCTGGGTCGTAACGTAAACACTGTTTACCCCGAAGCCCTCTGGAAGATGAAGGTGATGGGGGTCGAGCAGCATTCAAGAAATGGCAGGGTCAGACGTATCCTAGGGCCGGTGGCAACCACCTACACCCACCCCAAGGAGAGGATGCTCCTGGACCCGAAGCGGGACGCCAACCCCTTCTTCCACATCTTCGAGGGCGTGTGGATGCTCGCGGGGCGCAACGATGTCGGGTGGATCATGGCGTTCAATACGAACATCACCCAATTCTCCGACGATGGTATTACCCTCCATGGCGCCTACGGCCACCGCTGGAGGAACCACTTTGGACACGACCAACTACTTTGGATAGTCAACCATCTGAGGTCCGACCCCCATTCCAGGCGGGCCGTGCTCCAGATGTTCGACCCCGAGGTGGACCAGGACTGGATCGTGGGCGGTATGAAGGACATCCCCTGTAATACCGGGGTGTATTTCGAGATAGTCAACGGCCAGTTGAACATGACCGTGACCAACCGGAGCAACGACATGATCTGGGGGGCCTACGGGGCCAACGTGGTTCACATGTCGATGCTCCAGGAGTTCGTAGCTGATACCCTCGGGGTAGAAGTAGGGCACTACGTACAGTTCAGCAACAACTTCCATATCTACGAGAGGCACTTTGACCTCCTGGAAGAGATTGAGGACTGCCCCTACTACAGCGATGAGCTGATCAACAGCCACATCCCCATCGTGCGGTTCGGCAACCCCTACGACCTGTACGAACTGACCCAGTGGATCGGCTCCCCCGACCAGGACCAGTTCACTAACCCCTTCATCCTGCTCGTCCTCAGGCCTATGCTGACGGCGTACAGGTTCTACAAGAACAAGCGAAAGATACAGGCCCTAGAGGCGTGTAACGACATCGCGGACTTGGAGGTGAGGACGGCCTGTAAACAATGGCTTAACCGCCGCAAATGGGAAGACGCATATGGACTTCAGGACTAAGTACGAAGCTGGTACCATTAAGAGGTACCATACCCAGGTCACGATCAAGGAGCAGAACCTAGCCGAGCACCAGTGGGGTGTAGCTATGATCGTGAACCACATCTACCCCCAGGGGTACCAGCTGCTCATGGCGGCTCTGACCCACGACCTGGGGGAGTGCCGAACGGGGGACATCCCCTACACCGCCAAGAGGGACAACTACAACCTCAAGGAGGCAGCGAAGGATGTAGAGGAAGCGTTCAACTTCGAGCACAACCTTTGCCAGGGCCTCAACCGGGAGGAACAGCATATCCTGGAGTGGGCCGATATGTTCGAGTGCTTCCTGTTCGCCCGCCGCGAGACATGGCTGGGTAACCAGACCATGCAGAAGGTGGTTGCTACAGCACGGGACGCTCTCAACCGTATCGGGCACCCCAACGAGAAGGCCGTACAACTCTTCAAGGAATACCATGGCTGAACAACGCACCCTAACACCAACCGAGGCCCTGCGGCTTCTGCTGGACCAGGTGGACTACACTAAGGGGGCCTGCTCCGTCACCGAAATGGTGGGGGCGGTACTCCCCAAGGAAGTCATCGAACGTTGCCACCAAACACTGGAGAAGAATCATGGCTGAACTACAAGGCGCCCATTACAAGGTCTTCCCAGGGGAGCAGCACCACCAGCGGGCTATCCGGCTGAAACTGAACTGGTATGCCGCTAACATTACCAAGTACGCAGAGAGGGCTCCGTACAAGGGACAGACGGTCGAGGACCTGATCAAGGTCCTCGACTATACGTGTATGTGGTTGGCCCATGAGGGGGGCCTCAACACAGAACAGCTGGACCGGATTGACTCCCTCATCCGCAAGGTGGTCCCACCGATCGCCGCAATAGGGCCGGAAAGCTACTCTACAGAAACGACTCATAGGGAAACAGGAGAAAGATAGCCCGGCAGCGTAAAACACTATATAATAGACCCTAGGCCGGAACGAAACGGCTAACAAATAGGAGAAGAGCAGATGAAGTTGGTTCAGTTGCCCGTAGGGCATAACAACACTGTAGCCCGGTTCCAACGGGTTTCACGCGGCGTTAACTACGCATACTCGGGCTACCGCCCTGAGCGGCAATCCCGCCCCCTCAT